ACAGTTATTGCATCTGCTTCTAATGTTCCATCAATATCAGCATCACCACTTATATCTAATGAACCTGCATCAAGTTCTCCTGTAAGTGTAATGTGTCTAAAACTTCCAATGTCTTTATTACTATCTACTACAACTGCTTTAGAAGCTGCAACAGTTCCTGCTGTAACTCCATCAATTGTTTCTAATTCTGCTTCTGATATATCTGCTGAACCTATTACAAAACTTGTTCCTGTAATTGCAGTACCAGTTATAGCTGCTGCACTTGAACCACCAATAATAGCACCATCAACTGTACCACCATTAATATCAGCAGTATCTGCAACTAAGCTATCTATGTTAGCTGTACCATCTAAATATAAATCTTTCCACTCAGAACCTGAAGCACCAATATCATAAGTATTATCAGCACTTGGTAATAAGTTAGAAGCTACGTCTGCACTAAATGCTACAGTATCTGAAGCTGCATCACCAAAGGTTAAGTTACCTGAGATTGTAGCGTTGCCAGTAACTGTTAAGTTTCCACCAACTGCTAAGTTTCCTGATACATCAGCAGCACCATTAATATCTATAGTAGTTGCATTAATTTCAATCTCTGTGTCTGATACTAAGTCTAAGACACCATCAGCAGACTGATGAATATAAGTACCTGAATCACCGAATTGTAATTGGTCGGTACTTGAAAGAAGTAAGCCTGTGTCAGCTACGTGAGTTAGAGAGACATCTTGATCATCACCAAAGTTTATAACTGCACCATCAGCTAAGAATAAATCTGAGAACTCTAAAGAACTAGTTCCTAAAGCAGCTCCGTCTGAAGCATCTGGAACAAAAGCTGTAGTAGCTGTAATTGTTGTTCCTTGTAACGTACTAGAACTTGTTATTGCACCAGTAGTTGTAATTGTATCTATATACGCATTTTTAAAATAAAGACTTGACGTACCTAAGTCAACATCACTATCTGTAACAGGAGTAAGAACTCCATCTGATAGTCTAATTTGTTCTACTGCTGCTGAAGATACCTCTACAAAAAATCCCCATCTATTGTTTGTACTATCTACAACTATTTTATTTAAGAAATCTAAATCACCGATAGTATGAATATTTCCACCTTGTCCTGCTGTACCATCGTGTCTGTGACCAGTCGAGCTCGCAGAACTAGAACTGTATGCAAATGCATTTACTAATTGATCATACTCATTATTAAATAAAGCTGCTGTGATAGTATCACCATCACTAAATGAACTTTGTCGTGTGTATGTTTGTGCCATATTTATTGTCTCCCTGAAGGTACGTAATCTACATAAATCCCATTAACTGTGTACGAATCATTTGTGTTATTACTAAAAATTCTAAAGTAATTACTATGCCCACTTCCCTCTACAGTTTGTCTTGTTATCGGATCAGTAGGTGCTCCGAATGTATAACTTCCAGTTGTAAAAGTTGCATTAGCAAATAAAGAAGGTTTAGATACAGATAAGCTATAGTCTGAAGGTTGTGGTATATTTGTATCTTCAAAGTCATATCTTATTTTAAAATTAGTATCTATATCTCCTTCTGGTGTTACTGAAACTTTAACGTATTTTAAAGTTTTTAATGTTCCTAAATCTCCATAATCTAAATCTGGTGTTTGATATTCAGCATTAATAGTTGTTTCAACTTCTGCATTATTAAAACTGTTTCCTGTATCGTGGTTATACACATAACCTGAATAATCACCATGATAATGTTTTTCAACTCCACTTGAATTAAAACCTGAAGCTGCTGCTGCACTTGCATCTATTCCAAAAGTTTCTGACCATTGAAACTGTGTAGCTCCTTGAGCATCTGTTTTAAGTGTTCCTACAATTCCTTCTGCGGATGTACCAGATGAACTTGTTCCATAATACAAACGATATTGAGATTTATCTCTAATAACAATACTACTTATATCATAGCTTCCTATATTATCAGCTATTCCTTTTATAATTGGTTGTATAGAACGTGTAGTTGTACTTAACTCAACGTCACCAATTCTTACTGTACCTGCTAATGTTCTTATTCCGTCTGGTGCTAAGAATACTAAGTCACCACCAATCTCCTGAATACTCTTACCATCTAAACAACCTATATTAGATGTAATAGGTGATACCGAAACTGTTGCATTAATATTCTGTAACTTCCAAATACTGTTTTTACAGAAGATTATTAAATCATCCCTAAAGCTTCTTAATCCTACTACTTGGTCATCTAATACTATATTTCCTGATGTTCCTCCTGAAAAATCATCAATATCATTTACATCACTATAGTATATAGTATTGGGTGCTGTTGATGCTCCTGCTACTACTAAGTGTTTATCATGCATAGTACAGTATTTAGGATAGGTAGTACCATCTACTGTAATCTCTTTAGCATAATAAGTTCTACCACTTAGCGAACCACTTCCTGTCATCTTGAAGTAAAAAGGCTTAGTACCTGATCCTTCATCTGTAATTATAACTTCGCCATAAGTTGTAGAGCCTTCATAAGTTATAAAGTTTGCTTTATCTTGTGAAGTTCTAGTTAGTGCACTACGTCCTGTAAAAGTACTATAGTTATCTCCACTTGCAGATACACTATCTCTATTAATTTGTAACCAACTTGTACCATCTAAACTAAAATATATATTAGTTCCTGAACAAGCTATAACTCCATCTGCGTATACATGAAGTCCTAAAATCTTATTATCTGTATTGGGTCGTGCTACACTTCCACCACCAAATACAGTAAATCCGTTTACTCTTCTATAACCACCTGCAACATCAACCTCAAAATTTCTTAGCCTTGTAGCTGATCCTGGTCTACGTAAAAGTTCAAAAGAACTAGAAGCTTTATCTAGGCCTCCCTCACATGCTAATGCGTATGGTTGTGATGCTGCCATTAAATTCTATCGTCCGATACGTATTTAGGTACAGGATTCATTAAAGATGATTTCATTCTTTTTAATCCTTGTTTATAATCTTCTAATGCAAAAGCTGCTTGTTGTGGAGCATCTTTAAACTGATGGAAATGGTATCTTGCTCTAGCCATTAGAACAGGAACAAATACATCAGGGAAAACTATTGCATCTCCATGAGCACTTAATGCTGTCGGTAAATCCCAAGCAAAGAACCAAACTCTATAAACTTTATCAGGTATTGGACTTACTCCAAACTTTCTTGCATCAGGACTACGAATAATATACTTAGGTTCACCATAAGTTTGAGTATCTGCATCATCTATATTTTCAGATTCTCTTAAATGATCTTTCCATTCTTCAGTAGTAACAAATTTTAAATTTCTACTAACGTAAGGAGTACTAGCTCCACTAACACCGATAGTAGTAAGATAAAAATTATCCCAATCTACTGAACCATAATCTGATGTAATACTTGAACTAGATTCTTTTAATTCATACCAACGAGTTCCTGCTGTAGTCTCTACGTAGACATTACCATAAAAAGGATCAGTTGCTCCACTTTCGCCTGTTGCTAAGAATGCCCATTGAGGTTCATCCATAACTATATCATTATAGGCTCTATTGATAACATCTTTAGCATGCCCTTGTATTCCTATTGCACTACCAAAGTTTGCTGAAGTTAATACAACTTCGTTAAGTTCTCTTAGTAATTCATTAGTTAGTTGTAAATAGGTTGTTGCCATTTATTTTCCTTTACCAAAGATTCTATCCCAACCTTCAGCATATTTCTCTTTATTCTCTTTTGTGTAGAACTTACCATTAAGTCCTAACTTCTGATTGCCTTTCTTTTTATTTTTTAAAATGACTGGCTGTGAATCTGATCCTACCTGTGGCATTTTATGGATTAAAAGCTGCTTTAGTTGTTTTGTAGGCTTCGTTCTGTAAAGTCTTTGGATCGTCTTTCTTATACGTTCCTTTTTTAGTTCTTGCACGAACTGTTTTAGTTCCGAAGTAATAGTCCATTCTTTTTGTGTATCTTTTGAACCAGTCTTCTTGCCACTTTTTAAATTCTGTTTGATCCCAAGTTGTTATCATCTTATTTTCCTTTTAAGTGTAAGGGGGAAGAGAACATAAAATTTCTTCCCCACTTACTAGTTTCTATTAGTCAATCGCATAGAAAGCTGATACTAAAGCTTCGCTTCTAAGAACGTCACATCCGTAAACGTGAAGTCCTCTAACGATGTCACCAAAACTATCAGGATCACGAAGAACCTCAGTTTGTGTGATAGCTTGTGCAGTAGCAGCAGCACTAATATGACCTGCTAACACTTTACCGCTTGCAGTTGAAGCAGCAGCAATGTTATTAGATTTGTACATATTAAAGCCACGTAGCTTTCCACTTGATACTAAACCATTTCTAAGCGAACCTTGACCCGCATTATAGTCAACAGACATTAGCTTTGAACTAGACTGAGACAGTTGCTCGTACCATGAAGGTGGAGCAATGAACCATCTTCCTTCTTCAGGAACATTTTGTTCATCTAATAGTCTAGCCATGAAAGCCATAACATCTAAAGGATCAGCACCAGTTCCGTCAGACCCTGTAAGGTCTATAGAATTAGTACCGCCTTGGTGTTGACCCATAGTTTGAGTCGCAGCAGAAGCGTCAGCACCTAATACGTGATCAGGTGAAGAACTTGATACTCCACTAAATAGTTCAGCTATAA